CCTGCACCTGCTCACCCAAAACAGTAAATAGATGGATTAAAGATTTGAATGTAATTTGGGATAATGGGAATCCAGAAGATTAATAAATGGGAACAGGCTGTTGTGATGATTCTAAACTTAGATGGTTGGGATTTGAAATGGACTGGTGAAGGAAATTCTAGATGGGATGCAGCAGGTAAAACCCCAAAAGGTTTTGATTGTGTTATTGAAATGAAATTCCGAAAAAAGTATTATGAAGAAAAATTAATTGAAAAAGATAAATATGATGCTTTAATGTCTTTAGATAAAAAGATTATTAAATTATATTTTGTTAATGATCCTAAAGGTAATTTTTTATTCTGGTTAAACACACTCAAGCTACCAGAACCTGTAAAAAAGTATTGTCCTGACACAACTATATGGACAAAAAGAAGATTAAAAAAAGATGTATATCTTCTAAAAGAAAACCAAGCCAGTAGAATAAATCTTAATCTTTCCTAAAAAAAAGTTATTAAATTTTGTTTATAACTCAAATAGTTCTATATTTGAAAAAAACAAAACAATGAAAAAAACATTAAAATTAGTATCGGAATTTATATTTGTTGTAACAATCTTTGCTCTATTCTGGGCATCACTTTGGATATTTGCATAATATGAAAAAACAAAAATCATTATGGAGAAAAAATAAGTATGGTCAATGGTATAAATTAAAACCTGTAAATAATAAGGAAGTGTTTATTCCTTGTGATGATACTGCTCAAACTTATAATTGGCAAATAACAAATAAAGGTGGAAAACTTAAAGCTAAGAAATGAAAAAAGAAAAAAAGGTTAGACAGTACAGATCAAGACAAGGCAGGTCTGATAAACAGTATGAAAGTAATATGATTGTATTTGGCATATCATTAATAGGTTTTCTTATAACTATAGTATTGTTATTAGTATTTTAAAATGAATAAATATTTAAATTATTTAAATGATAATTATTTTAGAGAAATAAACTACACACAAATCAAAAGTAAAATTAATAAAAATGAATCACCCATTCGAAAACGAAATCTTCAACGCATTTAGAGTTAAAGAAAAAAAAATTAAAGAAGCAATAGAATTTCTACAAGAAAACAATTACAAGGTTTTTAAAGAAATAAAAAAATGATTCTACTTGTTGATGCAGACAGCTTAATATTTGCTAGTTGTTACAGGTCTAAAGAAAATCCTGAAGATCATCCATACTATGAAGACATAGAAGATGCTAAAATTAAGTTTGACCATCAGTTTATGAAAATAGTAAATGACCTGGAAGAACAATTTGAAATAGACAAGATTATAACATTTAATGGTAGCAAAGGAAACTTTAGAAAAATCCTTACTTCTAAATATAAAGCTAATAGAAAAAAACAAGATTTACCACCACTTCTTCACGAAATGCATAACTATGTTAAACATCAATATAGCAGTATATTTGGATATGGTATTGAAACAGATGACCTAGTGGCAAAATACTGGTATGAAATAAGCAACACAGTTGGAAAAGAAGAAGTAATGATTGTCAGCATAGATAAAGATTACAGACAGTTTCCCTGCTTGATTTATAATTACCACCACAAACACAAACAAATAATTAACATATCAGAAGAAGAAGCATTATACAACTTCTATGAACAATGCATAGTAGGAGATACAGCAGACAACGTAAACTACTTTAAAGGAAAAGGTAAAGCATTTGCAAAGAAATATTTTAAAGACTGTAAAACACAATACCAATTCACTAAACAACTATATTTATTATTTAAAGAAAAATATAAAGGCAAGGCAAGACAGAAATACACAGAATGTTATAACCTTTTAAAATTAAGAACACAATGATGAATTTGAAGCCTATTGAAATTGCTAATAAGATAAAAGAACTTTCAGGATTAGATATATTTAAAAACACACGACAAAGAAAATATGTAGAACATCGTTCACTCCTGGCAACCATTTTAAGAAATAAATTACTTATGAGATGGACTAATATTGCAGTATTCTTTAGATCACAAGGAAAAGATATGGATCACGCAACAGTTATGCATAGCACAAGACAATATAAGATGTATAAAAAACACAACAAAAAACTTGAAGAAATAGAAAACATCTTCACATTCAAAAGTGATTTAAACTATGATGAAATAGATAGAATACACTACTTAGAAAATAAATGTAATTCCTGTGAAACAAAACTAAAAGAACCACTAGTGAAATTAGTTAGAGATATTCCAAAAGAAAAAACTGCTGATGTTGAAGAAAACATTAAAAGACTTATGAAGGCTTGGGAATGGAAACAAAAAGTACTATAATGGAAAAAGACCAAAAGAAAAGAAAACAGATTCCTTTATATAGTGGATTAATTAAATATTTTCCTGATGCACTATGTGAAGTCGCTAAGGTGTCTTATATAGGCAGTAAACAACATCATCCTGATAAACCATTACATTGGGATAGAAACAAATCCACAGATGATCTAGATGCACTAATGCGACATCTTCTACAAGCTGATGAATTAGATATTGATGGAACACCTCACTTAGCAAAATGTGCCTGGAGATGTTTGGCTGCACTTCAAAAACAAGCAGAAAATAAAAACAAATAAATAACTGTTTTATAAAATCAATTCTTAAATTCGTTATATAGTAAAGATTGATTAATCAATAAAATATCAATTATGGAAATCAAGAATGGCAATAGCCAATTAAATGAAACTAGAGATGTGTACAATCATAAAGTGTCCAGGCTTAATATATTAGGTCATTGCAAAAAGATACAATGGGATGGTCGCAGAAGGTTCAGAACAATATAATTATGGATAAAAGAAAAAACAATGGTGGTTCAAGACAAGGTTCTGGAAGACCAAGAAAAGCTGATGAAGTTAGGCTAATAGAAAAAATGGATAATCTAATTGATAATGATGAAGTAATTAAAACACTAGGACAGCAAGTCTTAAAAGGTGATTCTAGAGCAATGTCATTATACTTTGGTTATAGATATGGTAAGCCAAAAGAATCAGTTGATATTAATTCTTCTGAAGGCTTTAATATAAACTTTAAAGACCTGATTAAATTTAAGTGATAGATATAAATAAAAAGTATGCACCCATACAACAATCACCTTCTAGATATTTTATTGTAACTGGTGGTCGAGGTTCTGGGAAGTCTTTTTCAATTAATCTACAATTAGTGCTGCTAACCTATGAAGCAGGACACACAATCCTATTTACCAGGTTTACATTAGCATCTGCATATATTTCCATAATACCTGAATTCATAGACAAGATAGAAACCTTAAACATACAAGACCATTTCCATATTACAAAAGATGAAATCATAAATAAACTATCAGGCAGTAAGATATTGTTTAAAGGCATTAAAACATCATCAGGAGATCAAACAGCAAACCTGAAGTCTTTAACTAATGTTAGCACTTGGGTTATGGATGAAGCAGAAGAACTAGTGGATGAAAGTATATTTGACAAGATAGATTTGTCTGTTAGAAACCTTAAAAAACAAAACAGAGTAATACTTATATTAAATCCTGTTACAAAGGAACATTGGATATATTCCAGGTTCTTTGAAGATAAAGGTGTGATGGATGGTAGCAATACAACAAAAGACAACACAACATATATACACACAACATACTTAGACAATCTAGAAAACCTATCTAAATCATATTTAACTCAAATAGAGAATATCAAGAAAAGAAGACCAGAAAAATATAGACATCAAATGCTTGGTGGTTGGTTAGCTAAAGCTGAGGGTGTGATATTTACTAATTGGAAGATAGGAGAATTTAAACAAGTAGGTGTTTCAGTATTTGGTCAAGATTATGGATTTGCATCAGACAGTTCAACATTGATAGAAACCAACATAGACACAACTAATAAGATAATCTATCTAAAGGAATGTTTTTATTTACCTAAACTAACTACAACACAGATTGCACAACTAAACCTAAAACACGCAAAGACTAATTTAATAGTGGGTGATTCTGCTGAACCTAGATTGATAGCTGAGGTTAAGGCAAAAGGATGTAATCTAATAAAATCAATAAAAGGTCAAGGATCAATTACCTATGGTATTTCACTACTACAAGACTATGATTTAATTATAGAGCCAAACAGCATAAATCTTATTAAAGAACTAAACAACTATTGTTGGCTAGAACGTAAATCAAACACACCAATAGATAAATGGAATCATTGCATAGATGCTATAAGGTATGCAGTAAGCTATCAACTCCAGAACCCAAATAGAGGTACATATTATATTTCATAAATAAGTTATTAAATATTTTGTTAATAACTAGAATAGTTATATATTGCAGTTGAATATATAATTAAATGAAAAACGTACATAACACAGATATTAAATTAATTAAACTTATTTTTATTACAGCTAAAGAATATGGTTGGACATTTGAACAAGTTTTAGATAATTTAAAATATGATTTTATAGAATATCATTGTCAAAATTGTTGTCAGCAATTAAATTTATCTGGACATTATTCATATGAAATGTCATCTTTATGTAGAAGATGTAAAAATAACAAAGATTGAACGCAATAGAAAACATACACAACTTGGAATATTTAAGTAATTCAATAGTGGTCTTAGAAAAATTAAAAGAATGGCAAAAGGCTAGACCTGACAATAAAGACCTCAACAATTTAATTAATAAATACCTAGATATTACTTTCTATATTATCAGACTTCAGCAGGATGCTATGGCAAAAGATATGATGATTAGTAAATTCAGATTTGAAAGAAATACAGCTAGATTAGAACTCCAGGAATTAAAAGATCAATACACAAAATTAAAAGAATTAGAACTATGAAAATAAAAGGAGAATACAATGTAGAAGAAGCCAACTATAATTTAAATATTTCTTATGAATATTATTGGGATGATGGCAATTACTTTAATCCACCTGAATCTGATTTAGAAATACTAGAAGTTACTTTGAATGGAATGGACATAACAGACTTTTATTGGGATTGGGTTGATGATGCAATACACTCACAAGTATGGGATTATGCACAAGAAAATAGAAATGAATAAGGTGTTGTAATAATAACTTGGGAAAAGTTACAACATTGATAGGGTGGTCAGAAATGGCTGCCCTTTTTTTATTATATTAGTGTATTATAAAAATCCATTTTAAATACGTTATATATATATGAAAGTTGAATTAACTATTCCTAACAGTCTTGCAGAAATATCTCTGAAACAGTATCAGAAGTTTCTAAAAATACAGAAAAACAATACTGATGCTTATTTCTTGCAATGTAAGATGATTGAAATCTTCTGCAATCTAGATGCTAAATCAGTTAGATTATTAAAGCTGTCTGATGCTGATAGAATAGTACACATTTTAAATACTATGTTTGATTCTAAGCCAGAATTAATTAGAACATTTACTATGAATAATATTCAGTATGGAATTGTTCCAGACTTTGATGCTATTTCTTTAGGTGAATATATTGACTTAGATACATATATTGGTGATTGGGATAATATGTTAATTGCTATGAATGTATTATATAGACCTGTAAAAAACAAGATGGGAGATAAATACATCATTAAAGATTATGATGTAAATTCTAAAGAAAATTTAGATGAAATTTCTATGGACATAGTTCTGGGGTCAATTTTTTTTTTGTATCAACTAGGGATAGATTTATCGACAGTTATGGTGAACTATTTGGAGAATCAGGAAATAGACAGCTCGATGCATCAACAAATTTTGGAAGAAAGTGGGGTTGGTATCAATCAATTTACTCACTCGCTCAAGGAGATATTACGAGATTTGAAAGTATCACCGAATTAAATGTACACACTTGTTTAATGATGTTGTCATTTATGAAAGACAAAAATGAATTAGAAGCAAAACAAATTAAAAAGAATTTTAAATGAGCCAACAAGGAATAAGGGGTTTTTATCAATTAACTGAAACTATCAAAGAACAGTTGCTAGAAGATAAAAATATCAATACAGTAACAACAGGAGATATTACAGATGTTAATTTAAACAAGCAAGATATATTTCCTATGGGTCATATTATTGTAAATAGTGTAGT